TACTGGCCCGGTGAATATGCAGACCGTAACCGTGCTGTTGCGAATCAGCGACTGACCGGGAGTAATGCGCGGTGGAAATGGACAACAGATTATAACCGTCGCTCGATAGCGGAAACGGCGATGTACCGGGTAAAACAGCTGTTCGGAGGTTCACTGACACTGCGTGACTACGATGGTCAGGTTGCAGAGGCTATGGCCCTGGTACGAGCGCTGAACAAAATGACGAAAGCAGGTATGCCTGAAAGCGTGCGTATTGCCTGAAAACACAACCCGCTACGGGGGAGACTTACCCGAAATCTGATTTATTCAACAAAGCCAGCCAGAACTTAAAATCAGCATGGGCGTGTCCGTTATCAGCACGCCAGAGCTTTACAGCTGCGCAAATATCAATTTTATGAGCAAGGTCTACGCCAGCCCACATGGGGTAGGTTTTAAGCTCATGCCGGGGAGCGATATACTCGCATTTCTCCCATTTCATCATGTCCATCCAGGCAGACTCGGCCGTTACCCAGATATTCATGTGTTTGGTGAAAAAGTTAACCCTTGCGGAAACCTGCTCTTTCGCTTTCTTAGCCAGGCGGCGAAGATCATCCCAGCGCTTGCATATACCCAGTCCGGGATTTGCCTTCTGCCATACCGTTTCATCAAACGGATCATCATCCTTATCGAGGGTAAAGATAATGGCAAAATAGGTGTCATCTTTTACCGCGCCTTCTACGTCGCTGTTGTAGCCACGTAAAACTTTGATGGCGTAATCACGCTGTTCGTAACAAATACCCTCTTTGTTGAAACCGGCTGTGGTGATGCCGAACAATAAAGATTGCAGGCGCGCCCCCGTTGCAGTCTCCAGAACGTCCCACACATCACGAGTTTTATGCGCATGCAGCTCGTCAATAATGGCGCAATGGATATTCAGGCCGTCAAGGTTATTTGCATCGGAAGACAGCGGCTCAAATTTAGAGGAAGTTTGCTCCTGATAAATTGCGAGTTTATTGAACTCAAACAGTTTGCCCAACGTTGGCCTGGCCTTTTTGACCATGTTTTTTGCATCTTCAAACACGATCCGCGCCTGATCTCTCGTCGTCGCAGCGGAATAGACCTCCGCCCCACCCTCGCTGTCAGCGCCGGTCATATACAGGCCAACACCAGAAGATAAAGTAGACTTGGCATTTTTGCGGGCCACTTCGTTATAGGCTGTCCGGAAGCGGCGAACCATTACCGGCCTTCCACTTCCGTCATTGCGCAGCACTATTTCGCCGGTTTCCTCATTCACCAGCGGAATAACAAAACCGAAGATGTTTATCAGTATAAAAATATGCCAGTCCATTAATTCAATCGGCTGACCAGCAAGAGCCCCTTTAACGTGAGGCACAAACTTGTAAAAATTAAGAATATGCTGCGCACGCGGTTCGCTGAAGTAAATGCCACGTTCCTCGCCGAATTTCAGATCATCAAGGAATCGCTGGCAAGCGAGGCGAACAAATTCGCAGGCAATGATATTTCCCGCCACGACACGCTCTGCGTAGCGTATGCCATCTGCAACTTTAGCCATTAGTCTCTCGAATTAAGGAATTTGCTGATCAGGTCATCGTCAGGTGTCGTTTCTCGGTTGACTTTTGACCGGCTTGAAGGAGTCATGCCGAACTCGCCCAGCATTGCACGCATACGTTTCCATGCATCCGCTTTCATCATTGCTGCCGGGTGGGGCTTAATCATTCTGATTTCACGTTCTTTCCCTTCATCAGGATCATCCTCGCTGTAAACCGCGTAGGTATATCCCTCACGATCAAGGGTTTCACAGTGATGGCGGTACTCTGTATAGGCTTCAACGAGCAATTCCAGCGCCCGCGCGTCAAGCAGGGACATAACGCCGATAGCGTCCAGTTCCTCAGCCATCCTCTTAAACCAGTACTTCCCCTGCTTGTCGAAATGCTTCGGTGTTGGGGGTACCCCTTTGGGTGGCTCTGGTTCGTTTTTGTTGATCGCTCGCTTAGATGGGTTACCCCTCACCAAACGTAGATGTGTCGGGGTTTTCGGCGGTCCAGACATAATCGAAAACTCCTATTAATCATCGGATGGGGGACCCCAAAAAAAAGTTTCTAACCTGCGGCGGTGTGAAAAAAGGCTAGGCGGCGGTCCTTTGGGCCTTTGCCGTCAGGGATTTGACCCGCCCCCTCCCTGTCGCCATCCAAATGGAAATTGATATCATTTGAAGCGCTCACGGCCGGTTTTCGTTCTGTGACAGGGCCAGCACAGGCTTTCAAGATTCGAATCATCATCGGTACCCCCATGAGCCTTAGCCTTGATATGGTCCACGGTCTTAGCTGCTACCGCACGACCGTTGCGCAAACAGTTCTGACACAGATGATTGTCACGCTTTAGGATGCGCGCACGTCTGATATCCCATTGGCTACCATAGCCGCGCTCATGCCTGCTCTTGCCCTGCTGGTGCTGCTGCCATCCCTCATTGCGATGCTTCTCGCAATATCCCGAACGGTCAGTGGTGGTGCCAGGGCATCCACGCTTGCGGCAAGCGCGGGGTATCAGCGCGGGCATCGCTCTATCCTCACGTGACCGAACAGAGTCTCGCGCTTAACCTCGCCGTTCTCAGCAGTGAGGTAACCCCGGCTATCAAGCACGGCGGCAATCACTTCGCCTTTATCGCTATCAGCCGAGAAGACATGCTTCACCTCAACACTATCGAGGTACACCGTGATACGCTCGCGACCGGGTTCGATGCGTTCACCCGGATCGTCGTCGAGAACTGTCAGGCGCATACAGCCTCCAATGAAAAAGCCACCGGCAAATGCCAGTGGCTTGAGTGAGGTGGGAAAACTAATCCATTTTGAGTTCGAATTATTAACTCTCAGGCGGATGAGGCAGCGGCATCCAATGAGTAACCTCTAAATCGTGATGTGTTTCGTTATCTATGAAGACTGTTTTTGAGAAACCGTTCAGTGGTGAGTAAGTTGTGACACCAACCCCCTTCGCTGTATTAACGATAAACCACGACGTCATTTTCGTAGTTTCAGGCATTTTAAATTTCACTGAAGTCCAAAGCATTAGCTCAATCCTCGCGTTAAAATTAACAAGGACATTATCACAGGCACTCATTGAATGCCTGTTGTAATGCCTTAGCTGGACTACTCAGTCACGGTATCAAACAACGCCAGCGCCTCAGTCGCTTCCTGGATGGCCTTGCGGGTCTTCGAGACAATCTCACTTTCAGTGAAGACACGATCAAAAGAGTCAGCGAATAGCTCAGCTTTCAGATTGCTATCACCAACCCAGTCAATGGCCAGCTTGGCCGCTGCGGTGTCGTAGTTAACTTTCTTGATGATATCCAGGCGGATTTGCTCGGATGCGGTGATCTCTGACATGTCTTACCTCTGTGCGATGTTGGGAGCATTATCGAAGCCACTCTGTAGAATGGCTCCTGTAATGCCTTACTTAACCGTTTCGATTGTTGAGCCGTGAGAGTTCATCACGTACACCTGGTCGCCGGGGTAGATGAACTGGTATCGAACGCCGTCGAATGCCTTGCGCTTTGCATGCTCAGGGCTTTCGAAGTCTTCTACCAAGATGGCGATAGCATCTTCATCCAGAACGCCATCACGCTCGCTGACGATTAACTCTTCTTCCTGCAGCGCATCTTTGCACTGTGGGTCTGAATAGACCGCTGGCAGCCAGATAGCGAAATCAGGGTTTGAGTGGTCATTGGTCTGCAAGAGAATATCGTCGAAACGCTCGCATCCCGCACGGGCAATTGTCACACTCGGCTGTTCGCAGATGTGGGTCACGCCGTTGATGATGGTCTTAACTGTAAACATGGTATTTCCTTCTTCTTCTGGTAATAAAAAGCCCCGCTATTGCGAGGCATCGTATTTACTTGTATTTGATATAAGTTTCTAACGAATCAACCTGGTAATCCGTCGATGTAGCTAAATATAAAACTGGCATCCATCATATTACTTTGATTAAAGCGGCTTCTTTTTATTGCCTCAAACCCTTCCTGCTTACTCGGCCAATTATTGCAGTAATCATTCATATTGTTGTTTTTTTCAAACCACAGTTTTTTGAAACTGAACTCTTCAGCAACCTTTTCAAAAGCAACAACTGTTTTCTTCTGAGTTCGTGTAGCAGTGATGATCACGTTGCATCCCATCTCAGCTAACCCTTTGGTAGATTTTTCAACCTGAGAGCCCAAATCCCCCAAAGTGGATATCCCAATCTTAAGTCCATCACGCTCAAATACAGCTATAAGATCCTTTTCTCCACCAGGGTGGGGTTTTGCTGCCATAAAGGATGCATAGCGATCACTTTGCTCAAACAGTTTTATCAGAAATATTAGCGTTTCACTTTTTCCCCTGTTGCTGGAACCGAATACACCCATCATTAAGTTCATCTTGCAGCACTCCTTACTGTGTCGTCTTCCCTGATATAATGCTCATGCTGTGTTGATGCAACAGTTTTTATTAGCTATTAGTAGCCTTGTCGGTTTGTTGCGGGCAGTTAGCCTGCACTGCTTTGTTGTGCGCCAGAATGTCGCGCTTGGTCTGCTTATCCAGCACGTCGATATCGTGGTCAGTCAGGTAGATGATCCGCACCCAATTGCAGGCCGTATCAACGACTACCGGGGCGGGTAAACTTTTCGCGCAGCTCCCGATCAACATCGTCATCAGGCATATGGCTAACAGTCTGCTGTACATCACTGGCCCCTTTCATGACTTCCGCCTTACGTTCTGCCGCGGCGACGGTGGCGGCGGCGTTCTCTTCGGTACGCTGCTGATCGGCTTTGGCTTCCGCCTTACTGGTCCCGCGAGCATGACCAATGCCGAACGCGCCAGCGATAGCAGCCAGGATGACAACCACCAGCCCCGCGATAGCTTCGATTCCCATATTCACACCACCAGTACCGATTTTGCTTTCAGGAAGCGGGCTCGCCGGTTATTAATCCCGTTTTGTCCGCCGTTGATAATCTGCGTGACCCGGACAAGATCACCCGGATATTTCAAGCAACCTTTTGAGACATAGAACCATGCTGCACTACGGGCGGCGTAGGAGGACTGCTCCAGTAATTCTGGCTGTGCCACCAGATCAACCTTCAGCCCGTTGCCGCAGTCCCGGTAATTAGAAAGTCCGGTTATTTGAATAAGTCCGCGCCCTCGATAAACCCAGCCATCAGTTGCCCTGTTGTTACCCAACCGCTTGCTATAGACAATATTGGCGATAGCCCGCTGGCGCTCCAGAGGTAACACTGTTTCCGACTGGCTGCGCCCGAGGGAATTGGCCTGATCCTGCGTTAACCTGCCGTAACGAACAAAATCAGCAAGCCCGGCGATGCTGTAGTTGAAATTTTCCACCGCCCTGTTAAATCCGAGGCTTTCATGGCCGCATTGAGCAATGAACATTGCCTGGTCGATAGCGGAAGTGATGCCAAACTCTTTCATCGCGGCTGTAATATGCGGAAACCAGCGCGCAGCTAACCCGGCGCTAATACCAGCCGCCTTCTGGAATTGTGTTTGATTCATTAGTGCCTCAGTACATCAACCAGTCGCGCTACATTGCCTCTTACGCTCAGCAGCACAACAAGGATCATGATATTGGCCGCAATGGTGGGCCATGATGAATAGGGATAGATGCCGCACAGATACGCCAACGGCACAGAGCTGTATATCACTGTTATCAGCCATGCCAGCCGCGACACCCACTTACGATGACGTGAGTCTCTGCGGCGATAGAACATCAACGTAACAACGACACCAGCACATAACAGCGCATTGATGGTTGCAGTAAGATCATTTAGTACCACCGGAACCTCCCCGGCGCGTTATTAGCGCCACCAGCGAGCCAATATCCTGATTGTTCAGGAAGGTGAGTATTTTTACGGCCAATGCCGAAATGATTACGGCACCAATTGCATCCAGAGGCTTATCGTTATACCCGGTCAGGTCGGATAACTTAGAACCGACCAGCCCGGAGCACAGAACTCCAGCGATATAGGACACAACGAAATATGCCATCCGTCGTGGGGCGCTCAAATCGGCCGCTGTCGCTATATAAAAGACAGAACCGGCAAATGCCCCGAATACAACACCGTAGTCAGTACCGGTTAACAGCCCGTAAACACTCGCCCCAGTTAAAGCACCACCAGCTAAGCCTGTGCCGGTTATTGGTTCGGACATCGGTCCCCCTCAATTGCTGTGAATCCTCTCAGAACGAGGGGAAAGAATTCAGGCCGCAGGCTTATGCGTTTCACGGTTAATATGCAATTTTTAGCCTGGGCCATAAATGAAAAAACCCGCCGAAGCGGGGTTTTACTTTTGATATACACATTTGCTGAAATTCTATTAAACCAACCCTGCCTCGTTAAGAAAGACATAACCTTTTGGTGTGATTGAAGTGGCGAGCCAACTAGAATCAGATTTCGACTGTATTGCTGTAATGTATCCCATCCGATATAGCTGCTCTATAGCCGAATCAATTTTGTATGGATGCTCAAAAGGGAAGTTGGTGTGTTGGACCGGCACTTTTAAGTTGGGGTCCGTCATGAGAATCATGATTTCTTTTTGATGCAGGGTAATAGCCATGTCTAACTCCTCTTTGTGGGGTTAACACGTATTTTACCATGCTTTAATGGGCCATCTTGGAGTGGCTATTTTTCGCACAAAACCCGCCTTTAAGCGGGTTTTTTTTGGTTCTGCTGCTCAGTTCGCTTTAACGTCCCGAGCCTATCACAATTCAAGCAGTTTCTGGCTCACTTTGCAAGTAAAATCTGTCGCCATTTGTGCCGAATGCGTCACACATTGGTGCGTACAGCATCGATTCTGCCAAACTTAGCCATGTATCAACTCTTCGTCTGCATGTCATAAAGCACCAGTCTGGATGCTTTTCATAGAGCTCTTCCGCTATGCGGCGTTTGCTCTTCCGTAACCGGTAATGCTCCACCAGCAGGTGGTATAGCTCTTTATGACCACCCGTAATGAGGACTGCCCCCAGTACCTTATCAATCAGCAGTCCTTCATCGTCTGTACAGAAGGCCAGGCCGCTTTTGTTTTTCCCCGCGAGTATTTCACGAAAAAACGCCTCAAGCTCTGGCTTCGAGATGCCGGACTTCTTCATCCGGCGTAATGCTTCGTTGATGGCTGTTTTAGTGACTTTCCCGGAAGCCAGTAACTGGTTAAACATATTGCCGCCACTACCGCCGCCGATGTAAGACCAGCGGCCCCACATGCGCAGCTTCCCTTGAATCCAGATGGCCTCCAGCGTTTTCAGCCTGACCATTTCACCAGCTTTTCCAACCTCGGACGGGTTAATCATTATGCGTTCTCCACTATGCCAGCACGCCAATTGCCAGCGAACGATCCAGAAATCGAAACAGCAGCTCCAGCTGTGAGCCGTGCTTCTCCTCAAATGCCACGGTGTCAGCGTGCAACTCGTCGTGATGCGCTCTGCAAAGCGGCAACACAAACAGGTCGTGCGCTTTTGTTCCCATTCCACCTTGTCCGTGGCCAATCAGGTGATGGGGATCATCTGCTTGTTTGTTACAGCAGACACACTGCTGAGACTTAACCCAGCGCGTCCAGCTCTCGTTTACCCAGCGGCGGCGCTTTGGTCGCAGCATGAATGATTCCGGCGTTTCAGGATCTACGCGAAGACCGAGAATCTTTTTCTGCACCACTTCGCTCGCCGCTGGCTCCGGCACAATATCGCTCTCCTTCATCACCGGTTGATGCTTTATTTCCGGCAATCGCAGGGCTTTCCGGGCCAGCGATTCAGGGATGACGTGCGCCAGATTGTTTATTACCAGCCACCAGCACAACTCTGGGATCGTCAGTTGATGGTCTTCGTTGAACCCCAGCTGTGAGCGGATGACCGTTATCAGCCAGGATACCAGGTTCCCACGCGCAATGCCTGCCAGCGTCTCTGTGTACTGATCACGCACCAGGTTATCGCAGGCCCAGCAAAGGCGGATGCTGCCAGGCTCATGCCGGAACAGCGTAAAATTTTCGCTGTGCCACGAACCGTGCGGGTACTGGCATTCAAAACGACGCTCCAGCTCGGCCTCCAGCGAGCTGATACCACCCGCGCGCAGAATGACGTCTTTGTTTTCGAAGACTGGCTTCAAAACCGGGTCTTCTGCCAGTGGCTGCGTGGCGGGAGGGATAGCGCCGGTTGCGTAGTCGCTGTATTTTTCCGGTGCAGGCTCAATCAGTACCCGCCCTCCCCTGAACATCGGCATGAGATCAGCACCTGGGCGAAGCAGAACAACGCCCATGCGTGCGGCAATCTCAGGGGTTAGTAGTGCTCTCATATCATCTCCACGTCAGGCAGCTGCACGAAAACGACGGATAGTGATTTCTACTTTCCCTTTCTTCACGATGTTCCCCCACTCCACCAGCATGCGCTTAACCTGACTGTCGTCTTCCCAGACGCCTGTTAGAGTCAGGGCATCGAACAGCGCTTTGTTGTAGTTATCGATATCCCGACGGCGCTGATCCGGCGGATACAACACTATGTGAACCTCGGCCAGATCAGAGGATGGCCGGGGAACGGCCCGCAGTTGCTCAATAATCGCCGCTCTCGCTGCCTGCTGGAACTTGCGCCCTGTCTCGCTTACCAGATGCCTGCCTTTCAGCGGTCCCTTGCTCGGGGCGCGCCAGTAACTATTTACGCTCGGTGGAAATGGTAAAGTCAGTTTCATTTAGCCCCCTTAAAGTATCGCGACAACGTCTTTTGCGACTTCCCGCGTACTGCTTTTGCAGGAGATCGAACGGCGCGCCTTGATGAATTGCAGGTTAAAACCATGCTCCCGGTACAGGTCGAGAACCTTCGGTGCAGATGAGTTAGAAATCACTACCCGAGCCCCACGGTGAAAGGCTGATACGCATTGCTTCGCCAGGTCTACCTGATTCTCCCAGTTAAACCCACCAGCGGCGTAGGCAGTGAATCCGGTTGTTCCCGGCATCGGTTCGTAAGGCGGATCGCAGTAAACCACATCCCCTTTCCCGGCCAGGCTGATTGTCCGGCGATAGTCAGCGGTCATAAATACGCAGTTATGCGCCACAGCGGCGAAGGATTTCATTTCGACCAGCGGGTAATACGGCGCCTTGTAGCCTCCCCATCCCACATTGAACTTGTTCGCCTGGTTGTAGCGCATCAGGCCATTGAAGCAATGCCGGTTGAGATACAGGAATGCAGCTGCGCGTTCAGTAGCATCCAGCGTCTGAGCGTTGAACTCGGAACGGATCAGCTCATAGCCATCTGGTGACCGCATGTGCTCGAACATCCAGCGGGCCTTCAATTCCACTTCATCCGGCACCACCGCTAACATCTGATACAGATTAATCAGGTCCGGGTTAACGTCCGCCAGCAGGTAATCTGCGTGCTTTTCGCTGTTCAGGAATACCGACCCACCACCAACGAATGGCTCTATCAGGCGTTTCCCTGCCGGGATATGCACGAACAGGTCAGCCAGCTGGGTATACTTTCCACCAGCCCATTTCAGAAATGGCTTGCTCATGAACGGAACCCCGCTGGCACTGAATAATCCACGTCGGAATAACTGGACTTGAACGCCGTGTCTTGTTTAACCCACTTTCCGCCAGTCCAGGCTGGGCGCCCGGCTGCTTCCCATTTTTTGGCCTTGTCGAAATACTCGACGCAGTTCTCGGGAGCAAACAGCGTTTTGGGCCGCAGGTAGTCGCTCATCTTCGGATCCTGAGCCCATTTCGCGTTCAGGTAGTCAACCACCAGCATCAGGTCTTCAGGGCTGTAATCTTCGGCAAGCCGTCCCCGGATATAACCCAGCGTCGTTTTGGTTCGCCCCCCCTTGCCATAGGTCGAGTTGGTTACCCGATTGAAATGATCCAGAACGAGATCTGCCGGATCTGTCTGGTCTGGTTGCAGCGCAACCGGACAAGAGTCTTTACCTGTAATCTCTGTAGTACTCTCTGTTGTATTCTCTGTAGGATCATCGTGCCAATTTGACCTGATGACAGCGGTTCGTTTTGACCTAGTGGAGCGTTTCACATTGACCTCTTCCATCGTGTCATTTTGAACTGATGGAACGACGCATTTTGACTTCTTCGATTTGATCACTTTGACCTCATCTAAAAGCTCGCTCTCGTAGTTGATCGTGTAGTAGTTCGTCATGTCACGCTGCGACTTGTTAAGCTGCTCAACTTTAAGCACGCCCAGGCTCTTCAGCCGGGTGAAGGTGCGCTTCAGAGTGGACTCAGACCAGAACGGGAATTGTTCCAGCCATTGCTCTGTTGTGTTGTAGATCCAGCGTACGCCGTCACGCTCCAGCCCTGAGTTAGTTTCCTGCAGCCAGTAATTAACCTGCTGCAGCGCAATGGCTTCATTCAGGCCAATGCTGTACGCAAGGTCAGGATTGATGACTATCGGCCTTGATGGCATTAACAGGCTCATAAGACCCCTCTATTTCCCTGAATTTTCGTTTGAACTGTTCAAGTGGGCTGAAACACTCGTGCTGATACCCTTCGCGCAGGTATATAACGCGCTGTGTTTGGGGCTCCCAGCGTATGACCCTGACCGGGACGCCGTAGTGATCTCTGAACCATCGGTTAAGTTCTCGCATACGCTTTCCGCCTGGCCGTTAAAGTCCCCTACCACCCACTGAGCAAACTGGTAGCAGACAGGCTCGAACCCGCCTGGTACTCTTACCCCATACACGAACTGCACCGGCCCTGCTCCACCAGGAACTGGCCGCGCTACAAGTTGCGACCTGCGGTATTGTGTTGATAAACTGTTCATGCGTTAGTAATCTCCACTGATAACGACACGCCACGACGCCAGGAGCTGCAACTCGCTGGCGTCACTTCTTTTTGCGTGCAAACAACGTGATAATTGCCGCGATCTCTTCTTCACGCGCAGCCAGGTGGCGGCGGTGATGCACCATGATTTCTTCAGCTTCATGTCTTTCGATTACCCCATCCTCAAGTGCCTGTTCGATAATCTGATCAACCTGTCCCCTGGCGGCAGAGGTACGCATTGCCCGGCTGAACAAGTCCACGCGATCAAGTTCTTCCAGGTGCGGAACATCCACCAGCAGAGCACCACGGCGGCGAGCGAAGTAGTCAGCCAGTAACGACGTGTTGGAAATGTCTTCCATCGCTTCCAACTCGCTGACTTCGAAGAAACGACAGCCGTTTTTTTCGTAGAGGTTGTTGTTGAACTGCGTGACGGTCATACCCAAGGCGCCAGCCATTGCTTCGCGGCCGCCCGGATATGCTTTGCACATCGCTTTGACGGCTTCTTTGAGGTTTGGCTCTACCATATTGATTTTCCTTTTGTAGTTACTTTCAAGCAGCTGAATCTGTAGCCTTTTGGTAAAGGCTGGCGTCGTACTTCAGCTTGCCTTTCGTAATTCGTTCGATGACGAATGCTTGTTTTTGAGGGATGACTTCACCCCATCGGCAAACTGCCGGGTGGGAAATACCAAGAACACTTGCGGTTTTTGATACACCTCCGAAGTGTTCGATAACTTCTGATTTACGCATGGTTCCTCCTGGTTAACTTACGCCTTAAAGGTAACAAAAGGTACATTAAATAGCAAACAACAGTTACAAGGAATCCATGTAACATTGGTTACATGAAAACAGAGATGAAAGACCGAATAAGATCCCGTCGAGTCCAGCTCGACATAACACAGCAGACCCTAGCTAAACGCTTGGGGGTAAGCCGTGTTTCCGTAACAAAATGGGAGAGCGGCACTACTAAACCTGATGGTGAGAATCTCCATCAGCTGGCGGTGGCGCTGCAGACAACTCCAGAATGGATTCTTTACGGTCGAGGTGAGGAAACGCCGGATGATACAAAAGTTATTCCGTTCCTTAAGCCACCCACGGCAGTTCCTATTATCTCCGCTGTTCAAGCTGGGATGTGGACTGATACTTATGCATGCTCAAGGCTTTCTGATGTGATTTCATGGACGCAAACCACTGCAAACGTTTCTAATGAAGCATTCGGACTGGTAGTTCGCGGGGAGTCTATGACCAACCCTCATGGTCTGCCATCCATCCCAGAAGGATCGATCGTTATTGTTGAACCGCACTATGGTCAATTGGATGACCTTTACGGAAAAATTGTAGTGGCAATACTCGACGGCTCTGCTGAAGCTACCGTTAAAAAGCTGGTATGGGATAGCCCTTTCGCATACTTGATGCCACTTAACCCTGCCTTTAAACCCATCCCGATAGATGGTAATTGCCGGATTGTTGGTAAAGTGGTTCAGATTACCCAAAACATTTAAGTTACTCATTTCTAAAGCCAGATCTCCTTCTGGCTTTTTTTTCAATCCACAGGTAACAAAAAGTACATAGCTCTCTTGACCATATTGGTAACTAAAGGTACATTTAAATCACATCACGAGTACCGGTAGTTACAAACTCTGGTGTGGTAGTGAGCATTACGGCATATGGCACATGTGCCGCAGCGGCCTGAGAGTCCCTTTATCCATGCCTCTCAGAACAACCGGAATGTGCAAGCTAAGTGTTCAGGCACGACGTGCGCCCCACCAGCGCGGCGAAAAGGTGTGACGCCTCGGAAGAGACGAGGGCACAACCAAAAGAGCGCTGGCATGCAAAAAATATCTCGCAGCCGTTGCGGTACAAAAAGCCAGGATGGAACGGCAGAACGCGGTAGTGCTCTTTTTGTTGTGTGGAGAACTAACGTACCGCCATTGCAGTGGCGGTCCCCCATCAGCAAGAAATTTTAACCAGCTATTCGCCCATTCTCATGGGTTGGGTTGCTGCACCCTAAATTTACGCGTTGCAGCGCGTCAGATGGAGAACAAAAGATGGCTAAGACAGCAAATCAACTTATTAAACAGGCGTACGAAATAGCCAAAACTATGCCACCAGCACAGGCAGCAATCATCAAGGAACTGGCTACCGTCCTCGATGTTTCGAATGTAGCTCTGCGCCAGACGCGCACCGAACGTGACGCCCTTCTCGCAGAGGTCAAATCCTGGGCGAAGGAGTGTGATCGTATTACTGAGCGATATACCAAGAAGCGCATAAATCTGCATGTCCTCGAAGCAATGCGCGATTTGAAAGCAATTTCCCCCACCAGCTTCCGTAACATGGAGGCTCTCTGATGGCTAAAGACTCAAAGCTTGTATACGGCGCCAGCGGCAAAACGAACGTTTTAACGTTCGAACCTGAAAGCCTGCACCTGGTTACCGACAAAACGCACCCGCTTTACGATGAGCGTATCCACCTGCCTATCAGCGAGGCAATGGTGCTTAACATCATGGACCAGGGCGTTCTTGAGCCGATTATCGTCTGGAAAGACCCGGAGACAGGGCTGTCTTGTGTAGTCGATGGTCGCCAGCGTGTGCGCCATACACTGGAAGCCAACAAGCGACTGTTGAAAGAGGGTAAAGAACCGTTACTGGTTCCAGCAGTCGCTAAACGTGGCTCCGCCGTTCGCATGGCGCAGGCGATGGTAAGTGCTAACGAAATCCGCCAGGCAGATACGCCACTGGGCCGAGCAAAGAAAATGGCTGATGCGCTGGAACGCGGGCACGATGAGGATGATTTAGCGCTGATGTTTGGCGTGAGTGTCCAGACCGTTCGCGCAACTCTGTCACTGCTGGATGCCACCCAAGCTGTTCGCGATGCAGTGGAGTCCGGAACGGTCACCGTTACCCAGGCGCGTCAGCTTGGTGCGCTCCCACCTGAAGAGCAGCGGGCAAAAGTAGCAGAAATCGAGCAGGCGACCGCAGGCACAACTGGCCACGAAAAAGCCCGTCGCCAGCGCGCTGTGCTTGGCGAAACTAAGCCACGTCTCAAATCACGCAAAGAAATCACAAAAGTCCTCGAAAGTGCCAGCGGTGACTACGCTGATGCTCTGCGCTGGGTGCTTGGGGAGGCTGTATGACTATCACATTACAGGCAGTAAACGAGCTCATCGCCTCCCTGGAGAGCGCAGGCGAGCTGTCGATCAAAGAGACAAAGGTTATGGCGCTGGCGAAAGCGTACCAGCAGCTGGCTGCGGAGAATGTAGTCAGGCAGGAATTCATCAAAATCTGTTTCCGCGCAGCAGCAGACGGCGCATCACTGGATGGCTCAGATATTCAGGAGACAGGTGAGCGCCTCGGGCTGTTTGGTCGCGAAACATACCAACCGATGCTGCACGGGTATATCTGTGGTCATGAGGCTGGCGAAGATAGCGTGTATGTGATGAAAAGCGCGCCCACCACCGATCGCATCGTAGCCGAAGCCGAGGCGCGCGGAGTTGATAAGTTCGCAGCAGAGCAAAGAGGAGTGGCTGAGCGCCTGCAAAAACGCAATGTAGCTGTGGCTGAACGTAGCATTTCATTCTGTTTAGACAGTGCAGAAGAGGCTGAAGTTTTCGCCAAGCAGCTGCGCGAGGGGGCCGACAAATGAGCATCGCCACTTATCTCAATACCGGTTTAGCCATTCTGGGATGGGCATACATCATGGTTAAAACAGGCCAGTGGATTACCAAAAATGCTCTAAGGCAGTGGGACAGGCGTCGTAAGGAATCTCGCCGACAGAAAGCTGTGAATGAGCTTTATGACGCCTTTGAGCTTAACAGCCTGGAACCTGGCTCTACCGTTCGCCTGGCCACTAAAGGCGACCTGACAATCATGATGTTCCGCAGCGAGGGGGACGATAAATGATAACCGGGACTACTAACTATGACGATGTGGCAGAAGTCCGCTGCAATTTGTGCGGCGGTTATTACAAAGCCGACGATCCGGAAAGTCACGAATGTGAGGATGCAGCATGACTGATATCACCGAACTGGCGCAGAGCCTGAAAGCGGCAGCGATCGATGCGAAAGAGCTCGCCATTATCGCCCGGTATTCGAAAGGCCGTGCGGCGGCGGAGAAATTTTACGCCCTGGCTAACCCAAACAATGTCATCGCACTGGTAGAGGCGCTGGAGAAGGCGCAGCAGCGCATCGCCGAACTGGAGTCCCGCACCGTGAAGCTACCGCCAACATTCTGGTATGAGCACGACGATTTGTCGCGAGATGTTCCTGTGCTTGATAAGCGCTTGGTCAAGAAGATGCTCCGAGAGGCAGGCATCAAGGTGGAGGCTGAGTGATGGGCGTAACAAAAATGATATGCGTCAGCTCAACAGAGCCTGCCTGGTTTACTCCGGGTGCCGTATACGACTCAGAACCTCGCGGTACCGATATCTGCATTTGTGGCGACAACCTCGTTTCAGGCCTCAACAAAGAGGACTGGTACGAAATGAGCCAGCGCGCAGATGGGCTGTGGTTCTTAATCGGTTTTCAGCAGGCAATTTTATTTCGGGGAGCCAACCAATGACCAGCAAATTAACCAGCGAAATTCTGGACGAAGAGACTCTAGCAGAGCTGATCGCTTTTCGCCGTAGCCGTGTAGAGTATTGCCAGAAGGAAGGCCTTCCATATCAGAAAGCGCTGCATGATTCGATGATGCTGGCACTTGAAGAGCTACAGGAACGCCGCAAGCCACTGCAAGACAAAGACCTGCAGGGCGTAATTGACGCACTGGAGCATCCTGCAGGGATTAACGCCGCAGGTAAACAGGTAGTGCGCCACGCCTTGGTGGAGATACAGGAACGCCGCAAGGCCGACAGCGAGCCGGTGGCAGAAGTGGTTTCAATTTATGGCGACCCCGAAGCCTTTGGGGAGCGAGAGATTAGACCGCTTGTCGGCATTCAGCAAATGCCATACGGGACGAAGCTCTATCGCCACGTACAGCCAGCGCCGGTAGTGCCGGTAGTGCCGGTAGTGCCAGATTTCAAAAAACTGGCTCGCGAACTGGTTGATAATCTCGTCGATTGCGGCGGACTGGATGAAGGGGTGAAAGAGAAGTATCTGGAGTGGGCGGAGAAAACTTGCCGCGCCGCCATGCTCGCAGCAACCCCGCAGGAGGTGAAGTGAAAGCGAACAAGCTGAAGCGTCGCCGCTGGCGGCGCATGCGGGATGCTTTGGCCGCATATAAGACTGAAGCAAGTGACTGGAAATCGTTGTACCTCGAACGCACTGCAGAAATTGCATCACTACGTAGTCAACGATTACTGGTCCCTATGCCGGTAATTGTACCAGCGGAAATTTATAACCAGTTTAAAGGGATGAGGGAGGACCACCAGCTGTGTAAAAGGTGTAATGACGGACTGCGTGGTGGATGTTCGTCTTGTTCATATAATGGCAGATAACCGGTTGCAGCCGGTTCAGTGGAGAACAACTCATGAGCGATCGCTTCCTGACTGATGAAGAACTGACAGAGGCCACGGGTTCGCCCCAAAAGTCACTGCAGAAAGAGGTATTAACGCAGAACGGGATCTTTTTTATTGAACGCCGGGACGGAGTAATCAAAACGACCTGGTTTCATATTAACCATCCCGTACAACGCATACTTCCACCAGCAGGCCATATGCCTACTCCAGGCATGAACTTTGACGCTGTAGAGAGATAATATGGGCCGCAAAAGAGCGCCTGGTAATGAGTGGATGCCGAAGGGTGTGTTTTTCCGCCCTTCCGGTTACTACTGGAAGCCAGGAGGTACTACCGAGAATCTAGCCCCAGCAAACGCTTCTAAAGCGGAGGTTTGGTTAGCTTACGAGAAAGTCGTTGAAGGTCGAAAAAAACTTCTCACCTTTCAACAATTGTGGAAAAAATTTTTAAATAGTGCTGACTATGCAGACCTTGCCCCCAGGACACAAAAAGATTACCTGGCACATGAAAAATACTTGTTAGCGGTTTTCGGCGATGCAGAAGCAAAGGCCATTAAACCTGAACACGTCCGGCGCTACATGGATGCACGTGGTAAAAAAAGCCGTGTTCAGGCTAATCACGAGCATAGTTCAATGTCTCGTGTATACCGCTGGGGTTATCAGCGTGGTTATGTACCAGGTAATCCGTGTGTTGGTGTCGATAAGTTTCCTAAACCCCAGCGCGACCGCTACATAACTGATGAAGAGTACATAGCTATCTTCACTCATGCGACACCTGCAGTTAAAGCCGCTATGGAAATTGCGTATCTTTGCGCTGCAAGGGTATCTGATGTTCTTAAAATGAACTGGAATCAGATTCTTGATAAAGGAATTTTCATACAGCAAGGTAAAACTGGTATTAAACAGATCAAAGCCTGGACTGAGCGTCTTAGTGCGGCTGTGGATATTTGCAGGGAATGGGGACAGGATGGCCCTGTTATCAGGACAATGTATGGTGAGCGTTATTCATACAAGGGATTTAATGAAGCATGGAGAAAAGCGAGAAACGCGGCTTCTGAAGAACTTGGTAGGCCACTTGATTGCACCTTCCATGATCTAAAGGCTAAAGGGATCTCAGACTATGAAGGATCTGGCAGGGATAAGCAAAAATTCAGTGGTCATAAGACAGAATCACAGGTACTTGTTTACGACAGGAAAGTTAAAATCAGCCCGACTTTGAACAAGAAAATGAGATGATTCTTTGGCGTCGGAGCATGCTTCGGCGCTAGAATTTTTCTCAGTGGATTTTCTCAATTTTTCTCATCGGGATGCAGGTCACTGAAAGGGAATGCTGTAAGTGTTTGAATAGTGGCGGAGAGAGGGGGATTTGAACCCCCGGTAGAGTTGCCCCTACTCCGGTTTTCGAGACCGGTCCGTTCAGCCGCTCCGGCATCTCTCCGCTGTGATGGTTGCTATAATGCCAGGATCTTTGGCATTTTAATAGCTCCCGTTTCGGTAATTGTGTTCAAGTGACGACTTTGCGAGCAATATGATGTTTAAATGGCCCTGGAAAGCAGATGATGAGTCCGGCAACGCAGAGATGCCCTGGGAGCAAGCGCTTGCCATTCCGGTTTTAGCCCATCTTTCGTCCACTGAGCAGCACAAGCTCACGCAGATGGCTGCCCGTTTTTTACAGCAAAAGCGGCTGGTGGCATTGCAGGGGCTGGAGCTGACCCCGCTGCATCAGGCGCGCATTGCTATGCTCTTTTGTCTGCCGGTGCTAGAGCTGGGCATTGAGTGGCTGGATGGCTTCCATGAAGTGCTGATCTACCCTGCCCCTTTCATCGTCGATGATGAATGGGAGGATGATATTGGTCTGGTCCACAACCAGCGGGTGGTACAGTCGGGACAAAGCTGGCAACAGGGTCCTGTAGTGCTGAACTGGCTGGATATTCAAGACTCTTTTGATGCGTCAGGCTTTAACCTTGTGGTGCATGAAGTGGCGCATAAGCTTGATACGCGGAACGGCGACCGGGCCAGCGGCGTGCCGCTTATCCCGTTGCGTGAAGTTGCCGGCTGGGAGCACGATCTCCACGCCGCGATGAACAACATTCAGGATGAGATAGATCTGGTAGGCGAAAGCGCCGCCAGTATTGACGCCTATGCCGCCACCGATCCCGCAGAATGCTTTGCTGTCCTCTCGGAATATTTTTTCAGTGCGCCCGAACTGTTCGCGCCTCGCTTCCCGGCCCTGTGGCAGCGTTTTTGCCACTTTTACCGCCAGGATCCGCTGGCGCGTAGACGTGAGAATGGCCTGCAGGACGAAGGCGATCGGCGCATTGTTCACTAAAACAACGTGTTGAGCTAAATTTAGCCATTTGAATCAGCAGGTTAATTTTAGTGTTGACACAAAAATGCGAGGCCAGTAGTATGCGCCTCGTTCACACGATTCCTCTGTAGTTCAGTCGGTAGAACGGCGGACTGTTAATCCGTATGTCACTGGTTCGAGTCCAGTCAGAGGAGCCAAATTTAAAAATCCCGCTCAGGGAAACCTGAGCGGGATTTTTGCTTTCCGTGATCCTCTCCGCTCCCCAAGCATGCAATCTTATCCTGGTGTAGGTGCTATTTTCTTGCTATCAGGCAAGCTGAACGGCCGTGAGCCCCACGCTCCCGCAAAGGCTTAAATAAAGGCGGTTTAACCGTGCCGGACCATACCTGGGTGTAAGGCAATAATGCGCGGTTCCAAAAAAGATCGGCAACACCGCCGCTTCTGACATCTCTCCGCCAGCGGGTATAAGCAGCATCGTAACGTAGGTACCGTCCAACGTTCCGTATGTGATCCCCGCAGGTGAAAAGCAGCGATGCTGCTCCCAACCTTATGGCTACAGACTTTCGATCCGGCGGTAACCGCTGGGTCTGCCGCTGCGTAGCAGACATGGAGGATGCTGAAAACAGCCTGTCCAGTGCGGCGATGACGCCCAGGGGACGGCTACGGGTGGATGTACCGAGTCCGCTGGCCCGCCTTATTCTGGTGCCGGCGCTACCGGCTTTCCACGCCCGCTACCCTGATATCCAGATCGACATGGGTGTGAGCGACCGGGTAGTGGATCTGATCGGCGACAACGTGGATTGCGTTCTGCGCGGTGGTCAAATCACCGACCAGTCCCTAATCGCACGCCATGTCGGCGATTTGCAAATCGGCGTCTACGTCGCCCCAGCTATGTGGAACGCCTTGGCGCTCCCGCACACCCGCGCGAGCTGCAAAATACTGACCATTGCATAGTGGGATTCTTGTCCTCACGCACCAGTAAGATTGATCCTTTGGTACTGTGCAGTGAGAATGAACGTATTGAAATCACGGGCAACTACGTACTTGCCGTGGATGATGGCAATGCTTACCTCGAAGCTGGGTTAGTTGGCTTAGGCGTGATTGCGCTGCCCAACTATATGGCGGCAGCGCATCAGGCCGTTGGCGCTTTGATTCCATTATTTACACAATGGCGGATTAGCCCAATGCCTCTGTACCCGGCGTTTCCACCGAACCGCCATGTCAACGCCAAGCTGCGCGTTTTTATTGACTGGATCGTTGAATTGATGGAGCAGCATGTCCCCATTACCAACAATAAGTAACGACATCCCAGCTCCCTGATTCGCTTATCAACGACGATGGGGGTCATTCCCGTTGTTTTGAACGAAAGTGAATAATAGAAATCGTTTTCCCAATTTAAATATTTATAACGAATCCAAGAACTATAATGCGGAATTGCCGTCCTATTCGGGATTTGCTGTAAATATTTCCCTAACACTAGCCTGTTTACCTAATTACAGTATTCATGGGATTACCGATGAGGTACACTTTATCTTTAATATCGTCATTCCCGTAT